GTGACGTCATCGACCAAGAGCTGCGCAACAACGCGCGCCTCTCTCCAGTCGAGTCCTACTGGATAGCCAGGGCCCCGGGACATTACCCAAGACTCAAAAGTCATAGGGAATAACCCGCCTGGTCTACACAGATACCCAAGCAGTCTACTGAGACGATTATTTAAACCGAACGCGACTGGCAGTCGCGCTAGATTCTTATAACCGAAACCCGAGAAGCGTGCTACATTAGCCATCGAGATTTCTCTCGATTTTTTCACTTTTCTCCAAAGCTCCTCAAGAGCAGCGAGGTTACTCGCCGCAACACTGAGTTCCGCTAAGGAAATCGGCGTGGCGTCTTGTCCTCGAATCCAGGTTCGCTTCGCAAACTCTAGACTCTTAATAGATGAGACTAGGGATTTGGCAATTCCCACCTCTACACCTATAGTGTCCATAAGGACAAGGTACTTCTCAGCAACGGCTTTGTCAGCTATGACAATATCGTCTCCGAGTAATGCATACTTAGAAAACCATAACGGTTGTTCTGGGTACGCAAGAAACGCAGCGTATTGTACAATGGCATGATGAGTCATCGCGAGCATCGCCCACGACGACAGCGCGCCCATAGGCTGTCCGACCTTATAGTAGACACTCATGAATCCCAAATTGTAACTTTTAGCTACCTTTGGTAATCCATAAGGCCGTCCCACAAGGACGTAGGCCCACAAACTCGCTAACTTCTCACCCAAGAGAGGTTTTAGCAAGGCCACCTGTATCGCTACAGGTAACCTGTCCGTCGCCGCTGATAAATCATACGATGCGAACCATTCTTCCCCTTTGAAACGATCGAGCAGCCGAGACACCGGTCCCAGCTGATCGAAAGTCCCATCGGTTGGAACAGCCCGTAAACGTGTGAATATCCACTCATGCAAGGGCTTCATGAGCGCCTGTGTGATTAGATTCACCATAGCAAAGACTCGGATCTTACCTGGTTCCTCTTTGAATCCTAATCGTCCAAAGAATAAGGGTTTACCCCAGATGCTAAGAGCCAATTGCTTCCGACTATGGACCTCATTAGAAGTCTGTAACCAGTCGCAAGGACTCCTTCGCATCTTTCTTGGCTGACGACGAATCAGATCGTCCCTTAACCGCCCAAAAGCGGAAAAGATACTCTCCAACTCAAAGTTGATCGCCCTAGAAGACGTCGCCTTCATCCATTCACTGAGAATTTGGTTCATCTCTGTGTCCATCCACCAGACCAGCAGGTCGAGTGGTAAACCAGCAGACGCCCCAAACCCTCCTGAGTTTGGAGAAGACTTCGTAATCGTCGGAATCGACGTCACTTTTAGGTCTCTCGAAGGATCGATTTCCATTGGCAACTTCGTCACCTTTGAAAGCCGAGCCAGGTACACGGGTACCCACCCTTCCCACGCATTTAGGAATTCACTTTTCAGCTCCTTCCCAGGAGAGATTATGGTACTCAGCTTCAGACTACCCTTAAAAGGGATTACTCGGTATAACCCGAATAACGTCAGCCAAAGCCTAATTACCTCAATATCTCCCGAAAGAATTAACTTTCGGTGCATGGTATTGATGATCCTTGGTACTCCGCGTCTAGTTCTCGAGACGTTGCAGCCGAACCCAAAGGGATCCTTATCTTTCTGTCCACCCGCTACATGCTGCAATAGCAAGTAACAGGTTTTCAGAAAGATGGCTAGCCCTTTCGGCCCAACTCGTCTATACATTGTTGATGCATTCCGAGAGAAACCCCAAACAACCTTAACCCGGCCTGCTGTTAAATGCCCAAAGACCAACGGGATGACCCTAAGGGCCATTCCCGCCAGTTTTGCCTCGGATTTTACACCGAGGGACCAATTCATCGAACGCCTTACCAAGCG